CTTTACCGCCATTAAAAGTCTCAAAATATTCTTTCATTGTTTGATTTATGTATACTGATTTATACCAGTTTGTCTACAATTTTTTCATAATTAAATGGGTATATTATTAAACCAATTTGAGTATCATTAGATTTCTTTTTAAATCTTTTATCGTATATTTTTTCTTGTCGACAATAACTAAAAATAGCTTGTGCAAAAGAAAGTTTTTGTTTTATCCAATATTTATTTTTGTAAAAATTTAATTGTTTTTTTGTTAGTTTTGGCTTTCTACCATGCCATATATTTAATGGATCATAAGTTATTTTATACATTTTTTTCTCCT